GGTCAAGAACCCGGCGCTTCAGGTTTTCATCAAGTCCGTGATCGTAGAAGACCAGCGACGAGGTATGCGGGCCGAAGTCGGTTTCCTTGGTGAAGAAATCACGCATGGGCGAGATGTCCGGATCGTCGGGGCCGGAAAACAAAACCAGATGGCCGCCGACCTTGCCATCGCCCAAGGCCTTCACGTTGCCGCCAAAAAAGATGATGGTTTCTTCCATTACTTCACATCCAAATGATGATCGTAGACCGCCCAGACATCCTCGCCGCCGGCCGCTACGTAAATCGCGCGCAATTCCTTGTAGACGCCCTTCAAGTTGCAGATGAGCGCGGCGTGCTTTTCAGGCAATCCGAGAGGCAGCGCTTCGCCCGCGAGCAGATTGCTCAATCGCTCGATTTGCTCGCCTAGTTGTTCACGCTGTTCTTCGGTCATAAAACGAAAAAGGCCAACCCGTCCATTTTCTGGACGAATTAGCCTTCGAGAGACGCTTGCCGCTTGGCGCTCGTGGCGCGTGCGGGAAATTTTGGAGATCGAAGCTCGATTCTACGGACTAAGGCTTTTCGATTGCAAGAGAAATCGGTGATGTCCCAATTCTCGACTGCAATCGTCATTCGTAAGAGACTGTTTTAAAATCAGTTAGATTAACCCAGCAATCAGGCCACACCTCCATGACTCGCCCCCACAAAAAAAATCCCTCTGGCACGAAAATTCTTCGACATGTTTTGGCCGTTTTACGGAGATATAAGTGGAAAAGCTTTTCGACATGCGCATCGGACTCTTATAGGGTATGAAAGGGCTCAGATCCATGCCCATATCAAGAATACAAGAAATTTTCTTGATGTGGGCAGAATCTCTCCCCTTTTGCGCCTTCACGTAATAGGTGTATTGAGTGTACCTGTGAAGAGTGGTTGCGATGGCTATGTGTGAAAAAATATTTTTGCTGGTCATGATTCTAATTAACTTGAAAAGCTTTAAAGAGGGCGGTACACGGGTGTCAAGATTTGCTTGAGTAGGTCAGTTCTTCGTATTACAACTGTCGCACACAAATTCACTTTCTGAGCTGTAAAGCATTGAGAATTGCCTGCTAGCGGCTCACAATTAACTAAGGAGGCTTGAAGTATGAAGATCATTTTCTGTCTTGCATTAGGATTGGTTGTGTTGATTGGTGGTGTGTGGATGTGGGGGACGAAAACGAACGCGTCTCGGATGCAGACAGCCGCCGACATACGTCGCGCCAGGAGTGAAAAAACTGTCCTAGACAAACACCGTGGAGAGATAGATCGCGCAAAGGCTGAGGGGCGCAACGAAGTCATCCTTCCTGCAAGTAATGAAATACGAATTGGGCCTTCGTCTTCAATAGAAGACATAATGCGCAATTACAGCTTATTGCGGGTTAAAGTTAAAAACAAAGAGACCGTAGCGTCAGAGCCTTATGCTGACATTAGGACATGGTATAAACTAGAAGTGCTAGAAACTATACATCAGCAAGATAGGATAGGTGATGATCCTCTGCCTGCAAGCGTGCCTAGCGACTTTCTTCCCTTACTTTCCTCGGAGTGTCTTATGCTTAGGCCAGACGGTACAATAAACGCTGATGGCGTCCGCGTTGTTAGCATGTCTCAATTTGTGCTAGATCAGGATCAAGAATATCTTATTGCTGTCTACTTAGACTGCGCAGGCAAACTTCTCACACCAGTCGCACGAGCGGAGGGCGTATTCGCCGTATCCGATTCAACTCTGATCCCCGTAGGTTCCAAAAAGCATCAATTGGTACGTGACGTAGAGTCCGTATTTGAGAACCGTTTAGATCGGCTTCGCTTAGACACTCGATGGCGACCGAATCACGATAAATAAATTCTCCATCCCACCAAAAAATCTGGAAAATAAAAAACGAGGAATCTACATATGTCCTTAAAAAGGGTTACGTTGTGTCTGTGCGTTCTTTTGCTAAGTGGAATAGCCTTCATTCTCCCCAATCAGGCATTATTGGCAATTGCCCAAACGTGCCCTGCGCATTCTTGCCCACCGTGCTATTACAATCAAGGACCGCTTAATGGGCACGGTCCCGCAAGTGATGGACGTCGTATAATCAACGTGTACATCAATGGCACTTGGGATAACCCACCAGGATCACACAATACCGAGACCAACATTTATAACGGTACGATGGATGCTATCAATCTATGGAACGGTGCTCTGGATACGGGCTGCAATCCGCCTACTGTCAAAAATGGATATTTTTTGGTATTAAATCAAGGTGGTGGGGAAGGCGTGGCAGACATAGTAATCCTGAAAAATAATGATGTGAGGTGTGCGGTACAGCAATCAATAGACCTTGCACACACGCCTCCTGACAAAATCAATTTGCAAGATAAAGTCAAAAACCTACCTCGCGAGCAAGTAGCTACGCTAATAGCACACGAAATGGGGCACTCACTAGGCCTCACAGAGCCTAACTTCGGCGGATGTAATATGGGCTCTGGTATTATGAGCTATGAAGTCAACGCAAGTGACTGTAGTGCTACAATGTCGCCACTTCCCGCTATCATAGCCGCAGAAATTGGTCAGAGTAACCGCAATCTAGGGTCACAAAGAAACACGTGTAAGGCTGATGCTACAAAAACTCACGGAGTTCCTCAGACACCGACACCTGAAGAGTGTGCGGCAGAAGGTAGGTATTGGAATTTCGCTCAAGGCTTCTGCGCATCAACACCACAGGATCAGACCCAATGTTCCCAAGCTGGATGGTACTGGAACTTCAGTACTAACGAGTGTTCTCCAACCCCGCCGCCCCCACCGACACCGACACCGGGGACGTGTCGGGGGGTTCCTGACTTCACGACCTACCCCGGAACCGGCTGCGCACCGGGCTTTACAGTACGGGATGGGTTCTGCGATAGGAGTGATGCGTTTATAAATAAATGCACAGGTAGATATAATCCGGATACTTGCAAGTGCGAAGCGTCACCCATCGTCATTGACGTGGCGGGTAATGGCTTCGATTTGACAGGAGCGGAAAGCGGAGTGGGTTTTGACATAAACGGTGACGGGTCACCCGACCTCCTATCATGGACATCAGCGAATTCAGACGACGCTTGGCTTGCGCTTGATCGCAATGGCAACGGAGTGATAGATAACGGAGCTGAGTTGTTTGGCAATTTCACTCCGCAACCCGATCCGCCACAGGGAATCGTGAAAAACGGATTTAATGCTCTCGCCGAATTCGATAAGCAGGCGAATGGTGGCAACGGAGATGGTCAGATAGATTGGCGGGATAGTGTTTTCCCTGTGCTCCGTCTCTGGCAAGACACCAATCATAATGGCGTTTCAGAACAAAACGAACTTCGTTCGCTGGTCAACCTGGGGGTTGCCGTATTAGACCTCGCCTACAAAGAGTCGAAGCGAACAGACAGACACGGCAACCAGTTCAAGTATCGGGCTAAAGTGAAAGACGTTCACGGAGCCCAGGTCGGGCGCTGGGCTTGGGACGTGTTCCTTGTGACCCAATAGTCATATAACCACTCAACCTGAGGGGCCGGGGGACCGCCAACGCCGGCCTTTTGGTTTGCCCACCGTCAGACTGCGCATCCATTCACCGCTTCAACGGCATTTCCTGAGCCTCTACCGTTGAAATTGCGTGATTTTGATCCGCGCAGGGATCGGAGTTTCCTCGCGCGCCGGGTCGCCGAGCAAGTCGAGCATCTCACCCCGCCTGCTCTCCATTCAGATCTATCACGACGCGATCCCTATCCTTCGAAGAGAATATTACCTGGCCGATCGTCGCCGTCTGGCCAAACAGAAAAGCATGGCCCTCGTATAGCGCGCCCTTGCCAGGCCTGACATATGCCACCGTGGCATGCGGGATGTATTCCGCTGACGTGTCGACGTGGGGCAGATTGTCAATGACTTTCTGATTCAGCCTGACCAGATTGTCGCCCCTGACGGCCACATACACCACGTCGAAGTCATCAGCGGCAAAGACCTCCGTCTTCTCGAATCTGAGCTTGACCGGGGCCTCATTCTCGATGACCCTACGAACATCATCGGCTGTCACGCTGGCCAGCAATCCGTATTTAATCGTGACGTGAAGGTTCGCCTCACGGCCTTTGGTGTGAAGGTGATCGTCCGGGATAGTCGCCGCGAAAACTTTGATCTGGTCCGCGATGTCCGCAGGCAAATCAACCTGCGTCGTAGCGTAATCAATGCCGACGATCCGCTTGATGGAATATTCAAACGGCAGACGCTTCTGCGATTCCCTGTCTCCCTGTCTCTCGCTTCCCTGTCCTGGCGGCGTTTGTGGCTGGGACCGCGCGCCCGCAATGGCTATGGCGGATTGAGTTCGAAGGTCGGTCGAATAAACTTCGTCTTCAGGCTTGAAGTCGTAACCCGCGGCGGCGCGAACCTCGCTGCGTTTGAGCCAGCCGCCATTGTAGGCCCGGTCCAAACGCTCATACAGTTTGTCCTGGTCGTCGGCCAGCGCGCGCACTTTCGTAAGATCGAAGCGGAAGGCCTGATTCTCCCGAAAGTCGAAGTCGGCCCCGAGCTGATGCGTCAGCTCTTCTTCGACGTACCGATACAGAGGAACAAGGTAATTCTCGATCGCGCGTTCGTCGGCCTGCTCCGTATTGTTATAGGTCGAACTGTCTCCGCCCGAGCCGAAACCCAGGACGATCGCCGGAATTCCTATCACAGCGGCGAATCTCTCTTCAGGCATTCGCCTGAGCATCTTCACATCCAGTTCTTCAGGGCTGAAAGCGATCTTGGTCAGCTCGATGGCCATGTCCGAGACAAATGCCTTGCCGCGTTCGTCTCCCTGCGTTGCGCGCTGGTAATCAGCTTTAACCTTGGCAGGGTCGAAACCTATGCTGACCTGTCCATCTTTGAGAGCGATCGCCACTGGCGGAATACCGCCGTTTCTCATCAGCAGAGCGCCGTACTGAGCAACTTCGTTATCGGTGAAAATCTCGCGCAGGATCGAAGCCGCCGGCGACAGGCCCACTCGCAGGTTGTACGGATCAATGCCGTCTCGAAAGTGTAAGACATCGGCAGGTTTGATCGGGATGACGCGATCGTCAACGATGTATTCATAATGGCTAATGAATTCAAACCCGTCCTGTGGCCATCTGGGCGCGATCATCCAGGGCGGGACATACCATAGTTGGATCAATTGCCCGCCCGCGTTCCTGATCTTGAGATAGTACGGGTTGCCGCTGGCGATCCAGGAAAGCGCGAATGTCTTCCAGAGCGTTGAGCCCGAGTAATAGGGGTTAGGCCGTCGCATCAACCGAGCAGCAGGGTGATCAGGAATCGGTTTTTCCTTGCCGTCGGCTGCTGTTTCGATCACTTGCAGCGGCGCTTCAGGCAAGACGCGGCCCAACCAATTTACGGCGGCCATCACCAATGACGACGCGCTCAGGTCGCCTACTTCCTCGGCGTAATTTATCTCGGTCTTACCCCAGCGTCCGATCTGGATGCGAGGGAGGCCGTTCCTGAAACTGTCGTCAATCTGATATGCGTAGCCCGAACTGACGCCCATCGCGCCCGAGTGCCGCATCTGGAAAACGGCCTTGACCGCGTTATAAGCGAGGCGCAATAAGCCTGCCCGTGTGGTGATCGTCTGATTGTTCATGCCGTTCTCCATACTCGGCGTTTAGCCATTAGTCCGTATCTGGCGGCGTCGGCTGGGTCGTCGCCACCAGATCCCTCGTCGTCAACATCCCACTTCAAAACGTCTTCCGGCTTGTTCGGGTTGTGCTGGAGCGCGGGAATACACTCAATCAATTTCACACAATCCCGCGTGATCTGAAGCCGCGTCGGGATCGGGTTTTCCTCGCGCGCCGGGTCGCCGAGCAAGTCGAGCATCTCGCCCCAGCCTGAAATGCGATCCATCGGGGCAGGAACCATATTCACACCGAAAGGCGCGTATTGTTGGGCGATGGTCTTCGCTTTCTCATCTCCTTTGTTGGCGAAAACGTCCGCGCCGGCGAAAACCGGAATCTTAGAGATAGCACGGCCATGTTTGGACGCAATGCGAGCCATCGCCGCCGCGTGGTCTCGCGGCAACTTCTTCGCCTCGACGTGTTCGCCGGTGATTGTGATCTCGCCGTCGAATTCGGTCAGTAGATAGAACGCCGACGGATGAGTGAAGCCGTAATCGAAGCAGCCCCACACTGGCCAGTGAGCCGGGATGATGAAAGGCTTGCAGGTGTGAGCGTCGTAATTCCACGTCGAGAAGTACTGCCCCGCCGCAATGTCCCAGTCACCGAAGCGATAGGCCCGGAGCTTCCAGCCTGTGTTGTCTTCGAGCTTCTTCGTATATCCGGAGTCGACAAACTTATTGTCGTCTACAGTGGCGAAGATGAAGCGCGTGCCGGTCTCCTGGCCTTTGCGCGCCGGTGTGATAAAGCGCTCCTTGAACCAGACATGACCGATGTTGCCCGGGTTGGTCGTGGCATAGATCCGCGGCCGCCAATTCGGCTTCGACGTGCGGTTCGAGTCTCTGAGCGTTTTGTATTTGGCCAGGCTGAGCGTCGTGGCCTCCTCGATCACGATCACGTCATACTCGAGGCCCAGGTACTGGTTGACGTCGCCTTCCGTCCTGAAGTGTCCGATGACGATGCGCGAGCCGTTGGCGAAGCTGATCACACCCTGGCGATTGTAATCGTGCGGCGTCCTGCCGAGCACCCTGCGGCGCAGATCCTCGAACTGTTCGCGCGCGTTCTTGGCGACTTTGCGGATGTACAGGGTTTTGAGCTCGGGGCAGCGCTGTGAATCGTCGAGCGCGACCTGCGCGAAGGCGGAATGAGATTTCGCGCCGCCGCGCGCGCCGCCATAGCCGATCTGGTCAGGCCCATCGGGCAGGTCGGCGAGCCTGCAGGCGGCATGGAACTGGAGCTGTTTCGGCTGGGGAATGTATACCGCCCGGAAGAAGTTTTCGAGTTGGTCCCGAGACGCGCCCAGGTCGCGCGCCGTCAGGGCGCATTCTGTCGCGAGTTCCTTAATCAGTCGCAGTTGGTTGTTGTTTGATGTTGCCATAGGCCTTCTCCAGTGCAGCGACGAGCGGGTCGAGTAACGCGCCGCCGCCAGCGCCCGTCAGCTCTTTCTTCTCCGTCCACTGGCCGAGCTCGATGGCGATCTCCTTCTCCAGGTCGCGCATCTCCTTCAGCAGCCCGGTGTCGATCTTGTAAACGGGCAGATCG